GTTCAGTACCGTCTGTGTAAGCGATACCATATTTTGTACCGGAAAGCTGTTCTTCGATGTCTCTTCGACGCTGCTCAGCTTGTAGTCTACGGGCGTCAGTCTTGACAGCGTATGGTAGCTGGATAATTAAATCTAATTTACCAGAGCCAGACTGTTCATCAACTGCGTCCAATAAGACAAGTTTACGAATGAGTCTCTGCAGTGTAGAGTTTGGCTCATTCATAATTGAATAGAATGGGTTTTCAATAATTGCTATTTTATCTTTAGGACATCTGATTTCTTCATGAATGCCTTTGTTCTCGTTATAGACTCTTACGAGTACTTCATGGCTATACCATTCGACAATTTTACCGGTTCTAACTTCTAAGATGTCAAAAGAATTGTTTTCATCAAGATTGATATCTGTGTCAGTAGGAACTATGGCAACGCACCCTTCATCGAACATTGACATTACTATATCCTGTCTGAATGCTCTTCCTGTTTGATCCCTATTAGCACTCAATGTGAGGCAATTGTTCAATCCTGACTCTATAGTTTCAAGGTACCTATCATTATTATCTAAACGGACATGCTGTATTAGTACGCTAGCGCAATCTAATGCAATTCTATTGTATACTGATGTAACAATTGATCGCTCATTGCCTCTCGATAATCGTATTCTATCTGGTCTAGACGACGATACAAAGCCGTTAATATTTGGCCCTTGATACCCGTATTTAGTAGGGTCTTTGTTCATGAATGCATTCCAACCGTGTTGAAGTCTATCTCTAAACGACATATTCATGTAGCTCCTTTTCTTATCGTTAAATATTATTCAAATAGATCAAGATTAGCTTTATATGCTATAAAGGCGTCCATCATAGCGGCAACGTTATCGATTTTAGCCTCATATCTTTTCTTTAATAACTTCCTATTACCATTAGTGTCTTCAAGTGTTATACAGTTACCCATACAGAAAGACATAAGAAGCTCATCAAATAAAAGCATTCTTTCTTCAGATAATTTCTTAAGCTCTCCTAATGGGACAGTTTCTGTTCTCGATCCCTGTGGGACCTTTACAATTCCAAATGGGCCATTTTCGCGTTCCCATCGCTCAATAAATGCTGATGCATTATATGGGTCATAGCCAACGGCACGAACATCATAATCTGAATCTATGATAAATTCGTCGAGGTCCTCGTATACCTCCATCATGTTCAGAGTATTTCCCTCTAGGACGATTAAACTGCCCTCATTTTGAAATTCTTCATATTTAAATCTCATCGCGGCTGGAAGTTTATGTAGAGTTAATGATGATATGTAGCTTCGAACTTTTACGCCGAAGCATCCATTTGGTAATGGGAATAGAAATGCGAATGCACAGAAGTCGTCACCTTGTGACATGTCTGCGCCCATAACACATGGTAATGAATTGAAATTTCGTTTTCTATGCGGAAGTGTTTCTTCATATGTGAAGTAATAGGTATATCCCTCCAATGGTATTCCAAACCTTTTTGCAAGGATATCATTTCTAGCAGACGGTGCTTTTTCAGCTCTTTCAACATCTAGCTGATATGTTTCGTATCGTACGGTTTTTCCAAGATTAGGATTAGCCTTTAACCACATTGATGGGTCATTAACTTCCTCTATATCATCTAATCTGTAATACCATATAGACACATGTTTGTTTTCATATTCGCCTTTTAAGATATCCATAAGTTCCATCTTGATGGTGTCACCGCTTCCATTTCGAACGGTTCCTTCTGAACTTATAGCAACTATTAGATAGTCCGGATTCTTTGAAGCACCCTGCTCAATAGCGCCAATTACATCTTCTCTAAGGTCTCCAGACAACCACTCGTCTATGGTTGCGACTTTTACTTTAAGTCCCTGAAGTTTATTGATACTCATAGGTCTTATTTCTAAAAGGGATCCTGTTAGAAAGTTTTCGATTCCTTTCTTTGTAGATGCTAATTTAAGACGATTAGCTTTAGATCCGGTAGTATTCTGCATACTACCATCTGTTAAGAATTTAAACAGTGGGCCTCTAGCTCTAGTGATCGAAGTCCTTATAGGCGACATTACTTCGTCTGCTTGTTTCATAGTTGGCGCAGTCGTGATCTGATGAGTAGTTGATGTATCAACATTCAAAAAGTAGCTCTGAATACAAGAAGCGTACATTGATTTCGCAGCGCCTCTAGCCACTATCAAATATTGTTTATGTATCAGCCTCTTTTTTACTACACGATCTACATAATGAACTTCTCCAGTTTCAGGATCTGGTTCTGGAACTGACATTTCAGAAAAGTAGTACCAACCAAAAATTTGTTCGGCCCATAGTTTAAATGAGTCTAACAATTTAAGGTTACTTCCATCTGTTAGGGTAAGTTCATTCTCGCAATAGGCTATAAAACCATTTATTGCTTCGTCATCGTAGTAAACATCTGGGTCAGCTATGAGATTATCAATACGATTCATTTCCATAGAAATTTCTTTATTGACCGGTATCTCACCTCTGATAACAGCATCACGAAACTGGCCATAATAAATTGGTGTTGCTGTATTTGATAATGACATTATTACCTACCTACTTTTTATGTTTTTTCTTGGATTTCTTTACGACTTGAGCTTTGTCAAACTTGTATGACTTTACGCTAGGACCGCTATGCAATTCGCCACGATAAATCTCTCTTATAAATGTTTTACCCGTGCCTCTTAAGTGTCCTCCGTTGCTTGCATCTTTTAGATTAGAGTATTTCATTTTAGTGATGTCATCATGATTTGATTTCTTAGAATCGTAACTTAATTTTGAATTTACTTTGTAGAGATTATTCATGTAGTCTGAAAGGTTCTTTGCATCTGATGCCTTGATATTTGAAACTGCCCATTTCATGAAATCATCATTGCTATCAAATTTCATTGACTTCTTAGCATAATCTTTAATTCTAGCGTCAGACTTGCTGGTTGGATCTTCCCAAATACCCAAACCTTTCTTAGCTTTCTCTTCTTTGTCATGTCGATCAGAAATGAATGTTAATTCTCTACTACTTAATACTTTTTCGATTGGTTTACCTTTCTTTTCTGCTCGTTTGACTTTCTTGTTAATCGCCTTTAGCGTTTGTTTTTCAGAGCGGAGTTTCTCCATCTCTTTTGCTTTAGCTCTATCTGATTCACTTCCAAATAACGAATCTGAAATTGACTGACTAAGGTTTCTTCCAACCTTTCCAGCAAGATCTTCAGCCAGTGATTCCATCGATTTAGCTACGAACTTCTTCATTGCTTTCTTAGCAATCGACTCTCCCTTTACTACTACCTGGTTCTGACCGGTGAGTTTGTCATACTGATCTTCGATAGCTATTCGTGACAGGGCCTCTCTTATTTCTTGGTCAGATAATTCGGAGGCTTTCTGGTGCTTATAGTATTCCTTATTTTTAATAAGTGGTTTTGATTCTTTTTCGCTTTCATTTTGATTGTTTTCTGTATCTGAACCTTTAGCGGTTGGTTTCTTGCCATGGCTTTTGGCATCTTTTCTAGAAAACAATTTCTTCTTTTCTTTTGTCGGCTTTAACTTTGAAGCTTGCTTGTTATCGTCTGGCTCTCCCTGAGCCCAAGCGCTTTCCTTAGCCCCAGCCTTTAACTCTGCCGGTGAAAAATCTTCCTGATTAAGGGGATAATGTGCGGCTCTTCTTTCACCATGTTTCTGTCCAAGGATACCATGATGATACATTTCACGAGCTTCAAGCATCGTTTTAGATGGTGCATTATACATCTTTATTATCCTCCTTCTTAAAATTGTCTTGAGAGTACATGCGGAACTCATACTCAGCTATCATGTTTTTCATTGACTCCATGACAGCTCCAGTCGGTGGGTCAAACATCATACGCACTTTCATATACATATACGACTTAATCATTTCTATATCTTTTCGACCGTTCAGGAAATCATCCCAAACAGCAGTATCATCGGATATAGCGAATGGCTCTTCTGGTCCAACACCCATCTGATTTAATATAGAAAAGACGGCGTTTATATGTATGATAATGTCGGTGTCGAAGTGTCTAACATCTCCAACAATTCCAAGAAGTTTTTTAACCGATGTTAGAATACTTTCATTCATTGGTTTTACTCCTTTATTTTTAAGTGATAGTCTATGGTGAGTATTACCTCATATTTTTAATCTTATTATTGATCTGCTTCCACATGGCATCGGTCATTTCATCGTATTTTGTTGACGACCATCCGAGATCTTCGATGGCTTTATTAAATGCGTTCCAACCATTATAGTCTGTGTACGCCTTTGGATTCATTTTTGACACTACATTTTTGGCATCTGACATATGTTTGTCTGATTTCGACCCCCATGCTGCTGGATCAGCACCTTCGGATAATTGGTAGTGTAAAGTACTACCAGCATCAAATATTTCATCCACTTTTTTTGAACGGATATATGATTCAACTTGTTTTTGTGCAGTCTTATAATACATATTAGTTTTAATTTCTGATAAACCAGCTGAACCCATAGCATCATGCACATAATCATTAATACTATTTTCAAATTTTTTATCGATTGATGTGGCTTTATTTACCAAATCGTTTGCCACTTTAACTTGATTGGTATCGTGAAGATATACAGCTACAGAATTTTGGAAACCTTGGTCAGCATCATCAAATGCATAACCTGCTATGTTTTGCGAGACGCTTGATAGTGTACCATCGCCATAATCTTTATCAGCCATTATTCCGGCTATAGCCGCGTATTTTTCACTGTTGTTTGAATAGCCTGCTAGCATTTTCTCTGCTTTTGAATCGAGTTGGTTCATTTCAGATACATAGTCACCAGTATCGATTTTAGAGTATGCATCTTCAACAAGGCCAGATTTATCAATTGTTTTATGAAGTTTATCGTGATTATTCTGCTTCATACTTTTTTCGATTTGCTTAGCTAGCTTTTTCTTTCCTGATTCATTTAAAGGGTATGGTGGTCCATTCTGTTCACCCAACTGCTGCCCTTTAACGCCATGGTGTTTAAGCTCTGATTTAGAAGCATTCAATGCTGCGTAATATTCGTCTCTTGTCATTTGCATCTCCTTTATTCAATAGTTACTGTATTAGTATGATGCTTTGATCGGTGATTAATTAGCAGGTCGACTTTAGCATGACCACCGACAACATAGTCTTTTTTAAAAGATTTTAATTTTGTCTTCTTCACTGTATGGGCGACGGCTTTACCTTTTAAAACCTTCTTTTTAGCTTTTGTTTTGCTGTCGGCGGTCGACTTAGTAGTTGCTGTACCTTTACCAAGTTTTTCATTCACTGCTTTTTGTACTTCTGCATATTTATCGCCGAGTGCTTTCTTTCTAGCTTCGCCATTTCCGTATTTACCACGGATCACATCATTTACCATGGTGTCTAAATCGCTAGATTTTTTACTACTTTTTTTATCTTTGGCTTCTTTTGACTTCTTTACAGGCTTTGCTTCTTTAATGTCCATTCCTGTAATAGGGTCATCTGGTTCTCTGTTGTTGTCACTCGAATTTGATTCGTTACCAGATGTTTTGTCTTCTGGATATATGTATATAGTTTTTCCGTTTACAACTTTTTTATCAACATATTTATGATTAGACCACTCTGATGCAACTTCTACATGCGTAATATCTTTAGTAGTCTTGTTTAGCGCTGCGTAATATTCATCTCTTGTCATTTTTTAGTTCCTCCATGGGATTGTATCGTTTGGGGTTCGTTCGATTAGGTGAACATTTAGACATGATTCGTCACCGTAATGAATTCCGTTATGAGTATTTAGACATGTTGTGATAAGAAATTCTGGATTAAGTAAAATATCAGTTGAATGAATTATGTCATTCTGTGTGATTGGGTTCATATGATGGATCAATATTTTTCCATGAAGTTCATATCCATCAACGCCAAGATCACATCCGTTATCTCTGACGATTACATAATTTCGAATATCTTTCCATTCTTTAGATTTGTAAAACTGTTGGTTCATGTATCGATCGAATCCGAATGTATCAATTCCAACAGCTCCATCGAGTTTTAAATATCGAAATCGTTCTTCAAATGTGTCGAGCTCACATAGTTCAGAATAATTTTTATAAGTTATCATCTACTGTAGATACTCCAGCAAAATTACCGGAATATGTTCGCATAGCATCCATTGCTTTTGTATATAGTTCTTCTACATTCTTAGCTGACTGGAGAGCTTCTGTTCTTGCTCGAAGTAATTTATTCTCCTCTTCTAGTCGTTCTTTCTCAAGTTTTTCTCTAGTTGTTCCTAATTTCAAATAGTGTGTAATAACCTGAGCGGATGCTGTTCCTTCTCTTAACTGTTGTTCGGCAAGGTCTATTGCTAAAGAAACTAATTGGTTTTCCTTAGCTTCATCTGACAAAGCCGGGCGAGTATTATAGGATTCTGAAGAACTTTTCTTTATCTTTGCCATATGATATCACCTCTTTAATATAATTTTTACAATGGTTTTCTCATACTATTTAGGAGGCACTGGAGATGAGTAGACATATGATTTGTAATTTGGAGGTATGCCAGAAATATAAACATTCAAGAAAGGAGGTTAACATGCAGCCAGTAACATGATAACTGACTCAAACTCCAGTATCTCCTAAAT